GCGTCTGCAGCAGAGGCAGAACCAATCTGTCCATCGTCTGCTATTTTTATATCGTGGTTAAATATAGCTGTACCAGCATCACTACCGTCTAATGTTAAGAAAGTAGTGTCAGAACTACCATCGGTTCCTTTGAAGATAATATCACTATCACCAGCTTGTGCATCTAAAGTTATATTACCAGAAGATGTGGCAATGGTTACAGCAGCGTCACCAGTTCCTATATCATCAGCAGCAGTAGCAGAAGCTACGTATGATTTAATTCTAGAGGCTGCAACTTTTCTGTTCGTACCACCAGCACCATCATCAATTATAAATAAATCAGCATCTACAATGTCAGCACCAATATCTGTTGCCCCATCTATGTCTATAGCAGCTACAGGCAATGTTCCTGTATCACCAGTACCAATCAATGTACCAGATGCAGTTGGTAAAACTAATGTCGCACTACTACTCGCAGAGTGTGGTGCAGCTTGTAATGTCTGTGCGTGTGCGTTAGAACTCTCACAGTAAAATAATATCTTTGCTTCATTACCTGTTCCAGTTCTTATGTCAATTACACCATCAGTAATTGATACACCACCAGATGAACCATTACCATCCATGATAACTTTACCACTACCATTTGGTAATAAATTAATATTTCCGTTTGATACAGAAACAATATCGTTTCCATTAACATCTAAGTCTCCACCTAATTGCGGTGTGCTATCTTCGGATACATTTGATATCGCACTAGATGTTGCAAGTCCTGATACTACAGCACTTCTTGTAATCTTTTTCAAACCACCACCAGATGTATCTACAGCTAGGAATACATCATCGTTAGCCACGCTAGATATTTCAGATAGAGAACCAACAGCAACTGAGTTGAAGTTTGTACCATCTGCTATTAATAAGTTACCAGCAGTGTTTGTGCCCATAGTAATGTCATCGCCAGATACTGTTAAATCTCCAGCTACGGTTACATTTGCACCACTCATTGTAATTGCAGCAGTTGGCGTAGAGCCAGACTTGATTACTAACTCACCACTTGATTGTGATAAGCTACCAAAAGTTGTACCATCATCTTTTAGTGTAACGTCTGCACCACCTGCATCTAGCACAATATCTCCACCAGAATCTATGGTAACATCTGTACCATCGTTAGTTATAGTATCTAGTGCAATACTACCTACGTTGGTTATATCTGCATCGTTGAAAGAAGTAGCACCGAAAGTGTTTGAAGCAGCTGTGGATGTAATACCACCGGATGCTGTAATTAATTGTGAAGCGTTTACAGTGAATGCAGTTGAACCACCAGTCGCTACTGTAATAACATCTGAACCACTGAATGTAATGCTTGTGTTTGTATCTGCATCACCGGCTATGGAGTCTAGCTGTACAGCACCTACATTAGATAGTGCAGCGTCACCAAAGTCTACAGCACCTGCTACGGTTAGTGTGCCTGATACATCTACGTTACCGTTTATGTCTATGGTTGTAGCAGCGATCTGCACCTCTGTGTCTGCAACGATGTCTAACTGTCCATCTGTGCTTGAGTTTAAGTAGATAGCAGAATCTCTAAACAACACCTTCTCAGTGGTTGTCATTAGTATGTCGTCAGAGAACTGAAAGTAATCCTCGTCTTCCATCCATGTTATAATACCATCGTTGGTTTCCCCATCAAATGTCAGGGCTATGTCTGTTCCTGCTGCCCCTGTACCAAACGTGGGCTGTAGGAATGCTGAAGCTAACTGATCAAATTCTGCATTTAAATCTGAAGCCTCAATAACACCACCATCAACAATTCCAGATGAACTTTGTCTTGTATATACTGCCATTTACCTTCTCCCTCCCGGTGTGAACTCTAATTGAAAACCTTTTATTCCAAAAGGTATGTTTGTACTTGTGTCTGTTATTTTGATTGCCACTGAAAAACCAGAGCCCTCGACACTCTGTCTTGTAATAGGCAAATCACCTTGTCCGTATGCAGCTGTACCAAACAACGCTGTTCCGTACAAAGCACCACTTCCTGATGTAGCTAAACTAATTACGTTAGGCTGTGGTGTGTTTACGTCATCGTAATTATATCGTACAAATAAACTGGCATTTACTTCTCCTTCAGGTTTCCAGTTTAGGTTTACTCTTTGCATACTTTTTCTTATACCTGCATCACCCATTACTATATCTGGTGATCTATATGTAGCATCTATAATGCTCGTGCCAGATGCTCTAGTGAATACGTTACCTGAATCCTGTTTGTAGATATAACCATCATACCCACCATGTATGGTAGTTTCTACATTGCTAATTAAATCTGAATCACAATCAGCAACTTTTAATCCTTTCAAGTCTGAGTATTCATAACCCATTTGTTTTGTATTTGGGTTTATTTTAATTACAGCAATTAAACCTTTCTGTACAGATTCTAATCCACCAGTGGCAGGATAGAACAATCTATACTGTGTTTTGTTTCTGATTACAGTTGCTGTGACGTTGTCATAACCAATCTCATTTATTCTTTCCTGTACCTGTTTAGATACAGTACCCAATTCAACGTCACCAATTCTTTCTGTACCAGCAATTGTTCTTAGTCCGTCAGCTGATAAGAATATAATATCTCCTCCCAGTTCCTGTATGGAATGATGTGCAATAGTGCCAACACTCTTCGCCACCTCGGCAAGTGCAAAGTTAGATAAGCTGGTTCCTGTAAGTTTAAATATCTTGTTCTCTCCAAAGATAAATAATTCATTACGGAAAACTTTCATGCCTGTAACTTCTGTACCTATTCTAAATGATCCTGCACCATCACTAGCGTCAAAGTCGTCCTCTGCAAACGGTGCACTAAATATTACTTCTGCTTTACTGTTACTCATGCCTGCGTAGAACATGTGGTTGGCAAATGTCTTTACAAACTTTGGTGCTGTTGGTGCTGTTCCTCCACCTGTACCATTTATTATATCTTCTGCGTAGCTAGTGTTCAAAGTAAAAGCATTGGTGGAACCTGTAGCAATAATAATCTTATCAGTTCCATCAAAATTAAATCTATCAAAATCATATGTATATTCCGTTCCTTTACCTGTAGCTCTACTTGTCCAACTACCACTTGTAGTTCCTGTGAATATTGAACCTCCACGACCAGCAACCACTAGATCATTGAATATTGCACAGAACATTATTCTTTCTGTAGATGAAGATACTTGTGGTACTATGTTCGTGTTGAACTTAGTCGTGCCATTTATTCTACGATAACCACCAGTAATGTCTGGCTCAAAGTTTGTAAGCTGTAATGCTTCACCCGGAGCCATGCTGTACACATCTTTGTTCAATACTAAGCCGCCTGCACAGCTTGCGTTAAATGGTGATATGATCGAGGTATCAGGCATTTATGTGTATCCTTGTATCTCTCATGTATGCTTTTGTGTTTATATATTCGCTTCTTAGTATTTGTAATTGTAACTTATATTCAGCCAATGCCATCTGTGCAGCCTGTGGATCAGAACGTAGTACATAAGTGTAATACTTTGCTCTTGTAATTATCACATCTTTGAACCTGTCATTTAAATCCATAGTGTCTGTCGCTGCAGATAAATCTGTGTGTACTTTCCAATATTCATACTCAACAGTGTAAGTGTCCTTATCTGGTATAGGATGTAAACCAAACTTTTTATCTTGTGTGGTGTATACATACTGTGGCAATCCATAATGTTCACTAGAATTTTCTAAGTCTGTCTCTAAAAACCTACTAGCCCAGTTATCGTAAGTTATGTATTTTAGTTTTTTAATACCTGCATCTTCAGATATACGCACATAGTCTACATCTAAGTTTGTAGAATTGTCATTGTCTAGTGTTATGAAAGTAGTAGATGCTGTTGCTGTAAACGTGGTGTTCAAGATGTTACCAGCACCAAAATCTGTAACAGCAAGTGTTTCATTCAATACGTCACTAGCTTCTGCAGATGTTCCTACCAATACTTTTAAGTTACCACCACTAGAGCTGCTGTCTATAAGTCTCACCTGTAATCTATACTGTACGTTCTTCACTGTAGATAAGGATTGATATGCAGCTGCTGCATTTAGTCTTAGTCTACCATTACCACCGCTGTTGTATGCAGGTGTTCCTGACCCTGTAGTCCAACTGGTAATGGCTGATGTGAACTCTCCGTTTGTGACCAGTTCTTTTGGTACGATACGAAACGTGTCATAGTCAATCTTTCTATACTCAGCGTCTCCTGTCTGTGGAGAGTTTGAAGTTGGTAGGCCATACACTCTCTGTCCTACTTGTGTATCTTGTTTAGTAGATATGTACAAGTCAGGCACTTCTTGTAAAGTGCTATATATCTCGTGCATAGCTTTCAACACGAACTTCTTCACTGCTGTTTGTACACCTCTACTATTTGCAAATGTAGAAGCTGTCAACTCTGATTCATTCAGCTCGTTTAGTACATTATTTACTAATGTTAAGTAAGTAGTTGCCATTTAACAATTCCATTTACGTAATGATTTATTAATTCTTGAATTAGGGTCTCTTCTTTTTTTAGCACTTGTTAGCTTCTTCTTCATGCCTTTCATCCTTGCACAGAAACTTTTTCTGCGTTTGGCAGCTTTAGAACCTTTCTTCAACTTAGATGGTTTAGTCGTTACAGCCATGCTTAACTTAGAGCCGGGGTTAGCCTTTCTGTAGGAGGCGATCCCTTTTCTGTTCAAACCTCCTGATTTAGACTTACCCTCTTTTCTTTGCCAAGCTGGTGTTTTAGCCATTTATCTTCTGCCGCCTTTTGACATGTACTTTGACTTCTTCATACCGCCTTTAGCCATGTATTTAGATTTTTTCATACCGCCTTTAGCCATGTACTTGGACTTCTTTCCTCCGCCCATCATTTTTTTCTTAGCCATTCCGCCTTTCATCATCTTGGCTTTATTCTTTGATGTTTTACCTCCGTACATCATTTTCTTTTTGGCCATTCCGCCTTTCATCATTTTCGCTTTATTTTTTGTTGTTTTTTTTCCTGCGTGTCTTGGCATTATCTTTCCTTTCAGATTGGTTATATAAGTTATTAAAAGTTACGTCAGGATCAGTGTACGTATCGTGTATCTCTGCAGAGTGTACATACTGGCTAGGTGCAAAGTCTGGTGGCCCTTCGCCTGCTACCCACAGAGCAGGATTAGTAACACGAACCCTGTTGTTTGGTAATGCAACTATGTTGCCTGTCCATTTATCAGCATCTATCAACTGGAGCACATGACTCTGTTTATGCTGTGCAGGATCGTCTGATATGTGGCTGTCTGTATAATCAACCGTAAACAGATATCGACCCTTGTAAAAATCCCCTCCTATTTTGCATATCCATGGGCTTGAACTTACTCTGTCCATCACTACTACTGAGTGACCTCTTGAGGAACAGTCCCAAGGCTGTGCGAGGTGTGTGTCCATTCGTTCTGGCATTTCATCTAACACCTCATCCGCAATCAAACTGGTGATTGGCATTCGTGCCCACATCGCACCACCGACTACGTTGTCTTCTTCTTCGATACCAGTAAACACCACCTGAAAACTAAGACATCTGTCTGGTATTGTGTTGACTGCTATTGCTAACCCATGTAAATACTCACCGTGGTATTTCATGTGGTTATGCGTAAACTCCTTACGTACCCAACACTTAAAGTGTGGGATATTTGAAATTAGGTAGCTCAAGTTGTTTCTCCTGTTCTACCTTCCTCTGTTCATTTTCTTCTAGTTTTTTTAATATTAAATTTACTGCTCGTTCTATATTCGCCAATCTTATTTCTGTCGTAGATAACACTGGTTTTTCAACCGGTTTATCTTGTTGTACTATCAACTTTTTCCAAGCTGGTGAACCTATTTTATGTGTCGTCATTGTATACCTTTGTTAAAAGGGTGGAGGGGAATACACCCCTCACACCAAGTTATTATTAGGTTGAGAAAGTTACGTTTTGACCTTCTGTGTCACCTAATCCATCACAGTCTGCAACTACAGCAAATACTCTTACTTTACCGTCAATTGTTCCTGTCGCATTGACAAGATCAATAGTATCTGCAGCAGCATAATATGCATAACCGACTGATGTAGTTCCTAAGCTGGAATCTCCAGCTCTAGCTCTAGTTACTTCTATGCCAGCTGTAACTGTTGAAGCAGAAACGTATCTATCTACGTCTGCCCCGTCTCCTAAAGATAAAGTACCAGAGTTTCCGGCACCATCTGCAGTGAGAACATCTAAACCTGCATATAGAACTAATGAGTTGGCTGGAAGTTCGATAACCTGTATAACATCATTAGTGCTAATGGTAAATTCGCTGAAGTCAACAATCTCGCTGATGACTCTAACTTTTTTACCGTCTGCACTGTGACCTGTATTACCTCCTCCAGTAATTGTCCAAGTAGCCATGTGTCTATCTCCTTATATGTTAAAATTAAGAATCTAAGTCCATGAGCCCTTTGAACACGCCTTTAAAGCCTGTGTCAGATTCAGCTCTTAGAACTTTTCTACCATAAACATGTAATCCTCTTACGATGTCAGAGAAACTATCTGGGTCTCTTATTACTTCAGTCTTTGCAATATGAGATGCAGTAGCAACGCCAGACATATGTCCGTATAAGATTAATGTTTGACCAGATGTGCTTGATGATCCAAAAGTTTGGGTAGCCGCACTGCCAGTAGAACCAACAGCAATTGCATTACTTACATATAAATCAAAGTTATGTAATTTACTATCGGTAACTCTACCGTTTAAAAGAGGAGATGCTCCTCCACCAGTTATAGACATGTCCATAATTTTAGAACCAGCTTGTCTTAACACTTCATAAAACTGAGGTGGTGCAACGAGCCATCTGTTCTCTTCTGGTACATCATTTTTATCTAATTCAGTAGCAGCCTGAGATACTAGATTAGCAACTTCATCACCAGTGTTAGCTGATGTGGCTTGAGTTCCTAATGTACCTGTAGATGCTACAGCGTTATCATAGATATATTTTAACACATTGTAGTCATAGCTTTTCTTTAATGCATAAGCACCTGAAGAGGTTGCTAACGCTTCAAAGTTAACATGTGACTGTCTTTCTTCAATATCATCCACTTTAAACGCAAAGTAACTTCCTTGATCTATAGTCAACTGAATTTGATTATCATTTAAGTCTTCAGTATTTACCTGAGTACCTCTTGCATAATCTCTTACAGTTATTGTTGGTTCTTTGATGATATTCACCGTGTCGCCAAAATTCTCGATTTCCCCAGTGTAGTCGGTATTAGTTATAGCTTCTACGACTGATGCCCTACGGAAATACTTGAGAACTTTTTGACTATATATAGCTGGTGCCCAATTTCCTTTTGCAAGGTTATTGTACCCGCCTGCTCTTGACATAGTAGCCATATTTTTCTCCTTTATATTTAGCTAGTTAATCGTTTACAACTTGACCAGTTCTAACGGCCTGATCAATCTCCGCTTCATACTTCTCAAACTCCCATGGCTTGAGTTTCTGAATGTCAGACATCTTCCAAACCTTCCCAGTCTTACCAGTAGTGTTTATCTGCTTTGCAGCAGTCTTCGTCACGGCTCTGGCAGCCTGTTTAGATTTATCAGAAGTCG